CACGGAACTGAGCTTTCTTGTCGGCAAACTCCATTCTTTGTGACGTATAGTTAAAATAAGTCCACAATGTAGGTTGATAGTGCTTCTTACAGTAGTCCTTCTCGAACTTAAACTTGTTAAGAATCATGTCTTTAGTAATTAAACTACCCGCTCCGAATGAAACGATTGAATCGCCAGCTACTGGCTTCTCAAGTGTTGATGTGAAATAATGTGTCATTTTTATTTGTTTTATTAATTATTACTCTACTAATATACCACAAATATTTGACATAAAAAAATATTTGAGCACTTTTTTTTAGTTTTTGTCAATTTTATAGCTTTCTATATTTCTTTATATCTGGCACAAAGTCAGACATTAACTAAAAAAACTTAACAAGTATGACAGTCAATGACGCAATTACAAAACTTAAGGTGATGCTGGGTGCATCAACTGAAGAAGTTACTGTTGTTGAAAACAAGTTTGCAGAGGCAACTCTAGTGGATGGTACTGAAGTTTACACTGAAGGTGAATTACAAGATGGAGCAATCCTTTTTGTAAGAGCTGGAGAAGGTGCTTCAGAAGATCCATTTGCGCCTGCAGGCAAGCATGAGACAACTGATGGACTAATCATAACTGTTGGTGAAAATGGTGAAATCTCTTCTATTGAAGAAGGTGGCGCTGAAGTTGAAGCTTCTGAAGAAGAAAAGAAAGAAGAAGTTGAAATGGAAGAAGTTATCGAAGAGGAAGAGAAAGTAGAGTTTGACGCTGAAGGCATGTTAGCTGGAATCGCTGAAATGTTACTACCTTACACTGACGAGTTAACAAAGATTAAAGAGGAGCTTTCTACCTTAAAAGAAAGATTTAACACTGTCGCTGATGAACCTGCGGCAAAACCTGTTAGAAATACGTTTAGCGAAAACAAAGTTATCGCTGACCAAAAACTAGCAGAAAGAATGGATGCATTACGCGCTATTCGCAAATCGTAAACTAATAACTAAAAAAATTAATTAAAAATTATGGCATTTGGATTTGACATTTCAGCTCTTCCAGCATATACGGACCAATTATCATTGGACCTTATCTCGAAGGCTGTATTAAAAACGGATTTACTTGATTATGTAGATCTAAGAAGCGGGTTCACAAGTGGAACAGTCGCTATTAATTTAGTTGATGCAGACTTACCTGTATCAGCATTATCTTGTGGTTGGTCTTCAGACGGTGAAGTAACTTACACACAAGTAAACGTAACTATCGAGTCTTTACAATCTAAGACTGAGATGTGTGTTGAAGATTTAAGATCAGTATACCAATCAGCATTTATGAACGCTGGTACTGGTAACGATTTCATTCCTTTCGAGGAAGTAATCTCTGAGTCTTACGCTGACAAATTGAGAAAGTACAACGAAGGTTTCTTGATCAATGGTTTCGGTACGACTCCTGGTTTAAAAGCACAGATTACATCTGCAAACGGTGCTAACTTACAAGCTGGTACTCCAGCTGCATGGACTGCACAAAACGCAGTTGAGCAAGCATTAGACTTATATGATGCAATTGACGAAGCAGTTAAAGATAGAGATGACTTGATTATGGTTGTTTCTCCTGACGCTTATAGAGCCCTAGTAAGAGGTTTAGTTGCTTCTAACTTATACCACTATGATTCAGTATCTGGTAACGATGTAGTTGAATTACCTGGTACTAATGTAACTGTAGTTAAGTCTTCAGGTTTAGTTGGTAGCAATTTTAAATTTTCAGGTCCAGGTAAGATGATTCTTGCTGCAACTGGTTTAACTGATGAGTTAGATAACTTTAGATTCTTCTATGACGAAGCATCTGACGTAATGAAGTTTAGAGCTGCTTGGAGATTAGGAGTTGGAGTAGGTGAAGTAAACCTATTCGCTACTAACGATATGGCGTAAATTTATATAACCAGAGCTGCTCAGGTGGCTCTGGTTTAATTAACTAAAAAAAACAATAAGATACTATGGCATGTGATATAACATCAGGATTTACATTAGACTGTAACGACTCTAATGGTGGTATTGACAAAATCTTTATCGCTAACGGACCAGTTGAGTCTATCACTGAATCTAATGGAACAATTTCAGCTATTACAGTTGGAGGTTCAGCATTAACACCTAGTGATTTCTTTGCGTTTGAAGTTCCAAGACAAACTAGTTCTTTCACAGAAACTATCAATGTTTCTAACGAAAATGGAACAGTATTTTACGACCAAGCATTAACTATGATTCTAAATAAGATGGAAGCTGCTAAGCGCGACCAAATCTTATTATTATCTCAGAACAATGAAATGGTAGTTGTATTTAAAGATAACAACAACAAATACTTTTCAGTAGGTATCCAAAGAGGAGCTTATATGACAGCAGGTACATCTGTATCTGGCGTTGCATACGGTGATAGAAACGGATATGAACTAACTTTCTCTGGTATGGAAGAACAACCAGCATTTGAAGTTACAGGATCAATTGTAGAGGCGTAAGCTAAAACAGAATTTTTCATAATTAAGGGTAGCAGAAATGTTACCCTTTTTTTATATCAATCTTAAAGGTGAGTAGGGTGCTGACTTAGCCATTGGCCAATGTCTTTCAGTTAACCATAAACCATCGACTAGTGTACCATATTTATATGTAGTACCATTAATCCATATTTCTGGTTGGTAGTGTGCTTCGATATTACATTGAGATTTACCAGTAGCCCAATCATATAGTTCACCTTCTACTATGTATTTAGTATCTGTTTGGATATTACGTTCATAACCTAGTCTAACACATCCTTCTAATAACTCAGAGATCCTCTGGTTATCTCGTGGTCCTATTATAGTAAAATCTATATCATTGGCTGGTGCTGTACCCAGAATGCTTCCATGTGTCCAGAGCTGATAGTCTGTCCAATCTAATTGTTTAATGGCATCGAGTAGATCTTGAGTTAATTCATCTTGTAAACCTTTCAATGGTTGACTCATGCACTCATATGCACCATATTTTATATGTTTTATCATATAGTATTTATCTCCTTACAACTCGAAGCTTTTTTATATTTCTTATTAGATAAACATAATTATTAAGTATGACTGCACAAGTAATAACTATAGGAGCTACACCAAGTATCGAAATGTACTGGAATGGTCCTATTGCAACCTATGAAGTAACAGGTGGCATGTGGACCTGGTTTAGATCTTTAAACACACAGGAATGGTTAGGGCCATTTCCGTTAGTTTCTGGAGCAACATTCATTTCTAATGATAGGTACACTAAATGGTTTGCAGACACAAGCTCAATTCCTGGTTTTGGTGAGCAGCATAGAAATGGATTTTATCAATTTTGTACAACACCACCATTTGGACCTACAGATAAACCAACTATAGGTATAGGTAAACAAGGTCTAATTAGATTAATATTCCAACCAGGTGGTGAAACAGGTGCTGAATCATATATCTCTAACAACGAACAAAGAGAGGCAGATACATACTTTAGACCAAATTATTAATATAAAATATGAGAAATACAAATCCAGAGAGCTTATACTCAATTAAGGGCCAAGCTTTTACAGCACTAGAATTACCAGTTATCTCTGAAGTAAGAGGTAAAGAATACATGAGATTCGGTGGTGATAACCTATTTCCACAAACTATTATCGATTTATATGATACATCTGCTATTAATGCAACTTGTATTAATGCAATTAAAGATGGTATTGTTGGTGAAGGTATTATAGAATATGGTTCAGAGTACATCAACACAGAAGGTGAAACTATTGATGAAGTCTTTGACAAGATAGCATTAGACTTTACACTATTTGGTGGATATGCGATGAATGTTATTTGGAATAAAGAAGGTACACGTATTGCTGAAATGTATCATTTACCATTTGCAAATGTAAGATCTGCTATTCCAGACGATGAAGATCAAATAACTTCATACTTTTACTCATCTGATTGGTCTGCTATTAGAAAATACAAGCCAGTAGAGTATGCAGCATTTGATGTAACTAATACTAAAGGTGATAACGCATCACAAATATACTACTGTAAATCATATCAACCAGGTCAAGATGTTTATCCTTTACCTCCTTATGTGTCAGCAATGAACGACATTCAACTAGATGCTCGTATTGCTAGATTCCATAACGCTAATATTTCTAATGGTCTTTCACCATCAATGTTTATTCAATTTAGAAATGGTATACCAAATCCAGAAGAGCGTGCAGACATCTACAGAGAAATAGAGAACACATTTACTGGCGAAGAGAATGCTGGTAGATTCTTCTTAGGTTTCTCTAGACCTGGTGAAGAAATGGAAGTAACACCAATTGAGTCTGCAAATGATGACTATTACTTATTAGTTGATGCTAGAACAGTTAGTAGAATCTTAACTGCACATAGAATTACATCACCAAAACTATTAGGTGTTGTAGATGCATCTGGTTTCTCATCTAATGCAGATGAAATTATTACAGCGTACTCACACTTTATGAACACTGTAGTAAGACCAAAACAAACTAAAGTAATCAACACATTTGGTTACTTGTTAAACTTATATGGCTTGAACGTTAGATTAGCTGTCGAACCAGTTCCAATGATTATTGGTGCTGATGCAGATGATGCTGCTATAGAAGAAGACATTACAAACATAGCAAACGAATAACATGGCAAACCAAGTACTTTTAGTATCAGAACAAAGACTAAAGCAATGGACTCAGTTAGATGACAATGTTAGACTAAATGAGATTACACCACATATTTTGCAAGCGCAAGATATTTACATACAAAACCTAATAGGTACTAAATTGTATACTAGGTTAAAAGCAGGTGTAATGGCTAATGATCTAACTGCGGATGAAGAGTTATTGCTAAATGATTATGTTGGTAAAACTCTAATGCAATACGCATTGTATATGATCTTACCATCAATCAAATATAAAGTAGCTAATCAAGGTATTTTAAATGGTACGTCAGAAGAGACATCACCAACTACCTTAGAAGAACTGAGATACCTCAGACAGACTGTATTAGACACAGCAGAGTTTTATGCTACAAGACTAATAGAGTTCTTTAGAGATAACCCTAATATGTTCCCAGACTATAAGAATCCAGGAACAGATGGTATGATGCCTGATAAATCTGATCAATATTTTAGCGGATTACAAACAAACGTACCATATTTAAGAAATCAAAACAACCTTTGGATATATGCAGATTGCGGTACCGACTGTGACCCAGACTGTTCCTCGTGCAACTAAGCCGACGAAGTCTAACATCACAAAATTAAAAATATTCCTTAACAAAAATGGGAAGAGTGGACAAAATACTAAATAGTTGGGTAAGTAAGAAACTGTTTGTATTCGTTACAGCAACAGCTCTCGCAATCTTTGGTGATCTAACGTCATCAGATTGGGTAGTTATTGCAACAGTTTACATTGGTACACAGGGTGCTATCGATGCAGTTAGTAAATTAAAATCTAACAACTCATAATAAAATTATATTTCTAACTAGATGGATATACAATTAGCAACAAGAGACTACGCACAATGTATTAGTAATGGTGCGATAACAGAACCAACTGGTGGGACATGGGTTGCAGCTGCGGCTATTTATTTAGGTGCAACTGAACCTTTAAATGGTAGTTGGATTGCTGCACTTTGTAATCAATTAGGTGTAACTCAACCATTATATGGTTCATATGTTATTGCCTTAGCAGATCATTATGGTATTTCACAACCAGTAAATGGTTCTTGGTGGTTTGCTATCGCTGATGAAGCTTGTAACGGAGGTATATTACCAGTTGCTAACTTTACATCAGATGTAATTACAATTCAACAAGGTGGCACAGTACAATTTACAGATACATCAACTGTAGGTGCTGGTGGACCTGCAATCACACAATGGTCATGGGTATTCCAAAATGGTACACCTTTAACTAGCACAGCACAAAATCCACAAGTACAATACAATACTGTTGGTAATTTTGATGTTAGCTTAACAGTTACTAATGCAGATGGAAGTAATACTAAAACTGTATTACAATACATGACTGTTACAGTTGTACCTGTAGATGCTGACTTTAGTGCAGATAATGTAGCACCAACTGAAGGAGATACAGTTAACTTTACTGATTTATCTACTGGTACACCAACACAATGGTCTTGGACCTTAACAGGAGCTACACCGAACACATCTAGCTTACAGAATCCTGCAGTTGTATATAATACTGCTGGAACATATAGTGTGTCTCTAACAGCATCTAAAACAGGCAGTACAGATACAGAAACTAAAACAAACTATATTACTGTTGCAGCACCAGCAGCACCAGCAACTATAACAACTTTTAGTCAACAGTTCTTAGGGTATGGTGGTACGCAAACAGGTAACGCTATAGAAACATTTAGACAAGGCGAATTAGGCTATATAAAATAATAATATATTATGACAATAGAAGAATACAGAGAAGAACACATATTATATCCAGATTACGTAGTTAAACCTGGTGAATTTGTGATTTGGAAAGAAACAATAGATGATGGTGAAACAGCTTGGCCTATCATTTACAATCAAGAAGATCAGTGGATAAACTATTTCACTGTACCTTTACCAGCATTACAAGAAGAGGTTGATGCTCCAGTTTTAGCTGAATATGAAAACATAGAAAAACAATAACATGGCATATTACTGTATAGATTATATAAATGGATCAGACGTCACAGGTGATGGTACTGCATCTGCACCATGGGCAACAATAGCTCATGGCGAATCACAAATAAACGGTGGAGCTGGTTATGTAACTGGTGATGAAATGAGAATAGCAGCATCACCTAGATCTGCTAAAATAGCCAGTATCAATGGTGCAGTGACTACTGGTTCTGCTAGCGACTGGACGTGTCCAGTAGATACTGATTTAACTGGAGTCTTATCTCCATTAGATACTGTATGGTTTACTGGTGAATCTAATGCAACCAGAGGTGGTAGTAATTTTATATTCCAAGTAAAATCTGTTACTAGTACTCAAGTTGTTTTTCACAACTTGAATGGTAGTCAGGTTTTTTTGGGTCAGCAATTATTTAAAGATGATAGTACATTAGCTGCAGTAGATTTACATAAAATTACACCCTTAGAAGTTAATGTAACTGGTTTTACTACTAGCTATGATCAAATAAATACACAAGGTCAGTTATTAACAACTGAAGATGCAGTTACAATTTCAGGAGGTTGGGATCCTGCCAACTTTACTAGTCAAACTGCTTATGGTATGACTAGTATTAGTAGAGTAGGTACATATCAAGGTAGTAGTTACTTTACGTATGGTGCAGGATTTAGATTCGATGGAAATATGATTGGATTTAAACTTGCAAATTTTAACACTTCTAGACTATACATAGGTGTAGATTTAAACTTTAGTGATAATACATATGCTTGGAATGCAGAAAACATTTCGCCTACTAGTTGGACTGGCGCAGGTACTACAACCCCTACTAATAGAACTACTTGGCCTAGAAAGTTTACAAATTGTAAAATATTTACGTTTCTTGGTCTTACTGGATTAAATAATAATGTTAATTTGATTGGCGCCTCATTTACAGATTGTCAGTTTATGAATTATAGTAATTACCCTGTAATATCAGGTACATCTTCATCTGACAGTACACATAAATGGGAATTAAGTGGTTCTGGGAATTGGCATACTAAAGCAGGATTCTTAACTAGTTACAATATAACGAATAGATTAAAATATACTGCGACTGTTGATCCTAGTCAACCTCTTTTACAAGATTTAAGTAAATTAGCTATTTACAATAGAAGCGGCGCTACACCAGCTGTAGGTATAGTCAATTCAGGTGCTGGTACCACAAAAATAGCATACGATATTGATATTCCTACTGGCATCTTCGGTAATGGTCAAGCTATTACCAGATTAACAACTGCATCTAGCCCATATGCAAATGCTTTAACATTTAATTTTGCAAATTTAAGTGATGCAACATCATACACTCAAGGTTTAATTCAAGCTGGTAAAGGTAACGCAGGACCATGGCCATTTAAGATATCTGGTGGAGGTAAAACTCTTCAGGTATTAGCTACTAGATTAAATAGTAGACTTAACACGGTAGATAATAATCTAGGCGATAACTGTATAGAATTATTCCCACAAGGTAATATTATGGAAGGTCCATGGATGCCATTGGCTTTTGAAAAAGGTGATAACATCGAAGTAACTATAGTTGGTAAGATTAAGGGAACAACAGCCACTTTTAACCCTGCTGTTAGACTAGCAGGTACAGATGCTCAAGGACCTGAAACAACATATGATGGTTTCGAAGGTTTAGTTAACTTTGGTATTTCAAGTGGTAATGGTCAATATAATAATACTACGTGGTCAACTACTACATATCAAATAACTAATGCATTTTCAAATGAACCGCGTGCTGATTATGTTGGTCAATTAGCATTATACAGTGACCAGTTAAGTCAAGGTGATTCATGGTTAATTGATTCAGTTACTATAAGTAGAACATAGATATATAAAAGGTAGACTAATAGCTGCGCTGCTATAAAGTTTATTTAGGTCGAAGCCCTGCATTTAAGCCATTTTATGCAGGGCTTTTTTATGCAAAAAAAAGAGGGTCAACAGAACGTCAACCCTCTTCAAACAAAAATAAAACCATAAAAATGGACAATTACTGAAAGTCCTCACAAGCAGTAATCATAGATTATATATCCAACTTCTCTACTGTTTCATACACATGACTTTTTTCTCAAAACACAATGATATATAAACTATGAAACAAAGACCACTTGGTCTATATAACTACTATAAATTTAAAAAAATAAACAAATGGATTACACAAGACAAATTAAAAACTTAGAAATAATTGCAAAGCAATTAATTGCTGGAGACATCGAGATTACGCATGCAAAGATTAATCATCCAACAGAAGGTCAACTAGAATGGTTCGAGTATTACCACAACCAAGTAGGCACAGCAAGCTCACCTGACTTCTACGACTTACAACGAGACATCTTAGCAGACTGCGCAGCAGCAATCCTAGAAGCAAAAAATTACTAATCAAACGGAGAGGGCGAAAGCTCTCTCCTTTAATAAATAATTATGGAATATCAACCACGCAAACTAAGCTTTCATCAAGCTGAAAAAATCAGAGAGCTATATGACAAGGGAGCTACCCAGAATCAGCTAGCAAGATACTACGATGTATCTAAACCAACTATTAAATCAATCGTACAGGGAAAGTCCTATGTGCGCGAGTACACTAAATATAACAAATAAACACAAACAATTATGAAAATTAATGAACAACCAAAGGGAAAGACATTCCTTACAAACAAAGAACGTCAAACAATCTTACAACTAAGATTACAGAAGTACAGTATCAAACAGATTGCAGAAGCAACTGGTCGTGCAACTACAACAGTTAAAAGAGTAATATACAACTGGTAATATGGCGAATCAACTAAAAAAGATTATAGGTGCACAAGCCTATTGGGTAATCAATAAAGATTTAGCTAAGGATATTGGATTAGATGCAACTCTAGTATTACAGCACTTTATTGATTTACAAACCACTTTCTTCAAAGATGGTGGTTTTTATCAACAACAATCTAGGATATTAGAAGACTTACCTATTACTATAGATTATTTAAGGAAAGCTGTTAAAGTATTACAGAAGAAAAGGATTTCTATCTGTAGTAAAAAGAGGTGTACCTGCTAAGAATCACTATACTGTAGATGAAGGAAATGTCATGGTATATTTGTCAAGCATCTCTAGTGGTGCGCCAGAGACACGACTAGAAGTATCTCATAAAGATGACAAACACCAAGAATTAAATAATACTAAAAATAAAGATACTAATATAGACGTACCGTCTGATGACGATATCAAAGGTAAGATATTCTTTAAAATAGTAGAATTCTATCCTAAGAATAGAGTAGGTAATCGTCAGCATGGCCTAAAGAAGTTTAAACAACTGGATATTGATCAAGCTAAACTTGCCGCTAGAAATCTAAATAGATACCTAAAGATAGCAGGACAATACGTTAAATCTTTACAGAACTATATAGATCAAGAATGTTATTCAGAAGCGTGGTTAACCGCGGAAGAAAAAACAAAACAAAAACAGAACAGTATAACAGATAACAAAACAAAAATATTTTCAGGAAATTATGACGACCTTGACTAAACTAAACAGAGAACAAGCAAAAGAGTACCTAAAAAACAAATCTACTGGTACTATATTAATTGGTGAACCAGGTATAGGTAAGACTACATTAGTACGTACATCTAGAATGATTAGCGCCAGTCTATTAGCAATGGAATTCCAAGTACATGGCTTAGACGCTATCAAAGGCCTAATCAATCCAATGATAGAGTATGAATCGCGCACAGTAACAATAGATGACTTAGGTATAGAAGAAGATGTAAAACACTTTGGTAATGGATTAGATCCTATTGCATATGTAGTACAAAGAATCTATGATATGAATCAAGCTATGCCTGATAATCCAGTTAAATTAGTTATGACTACTAACTTAACTAAATCAGAACTACAAAAAAGATATGGTGTTAGAGTACAAGAAAGATTATGGGAAATGTGTGATCGTGTAAAACTCGAAGATACCAACTTAAGAAAAATACCAACAGTATAAATGTTTAAAGACAGAGATTTTAGAACACCATATTCAGATCTAATGACTGAAGCAAATATCTTCGTATCACATAAAGATGCTAGAGACTACTTCTATTATAGAACTGAGTTTACCATTAAACAAGCCTTACATAACGTACCAGATCAATTGTCAGAACTTGAGATGATACGTATGGACCTAACACGATATGCAGATGGCTTACTCCAAAGACTTGAAGGTTATGAAGAGTATGAAATGTGTAAACGAGTAAAAGAGCAAATGAGATCTATATACCATGAGATATTTAAGATGCAAATGGACCTAGAAAAATTAGATAAATAATATAACAAAACAAATATGGAAGTAAGAATACCAGAATATGCGAAGGACTACCACGACGAGGGAATAGTTACATTTATTGCATTTGCTATGAGAGTCTCAGAGCGTTATGGTTTTAATCAATGGTATTCAGTTAGTAAAGAAGACCTAGCTATTATCTGTAATAAAAGACAATCAGGTTTAATTGAATGGCTTAGAGATATTGGTGTAGGTCCTATCCAATTAGGTGACATCTTAGAGCACACGTGTATGTTTAAAATGCCAAACCTAAAATCAGGTGGCCGTATTAAATCACATGCTACTTATGAACTCAAAGATCCACGCCAGCAATTGGTATGGATGTACCTCGTTGGTGTCTTTAACCATAATCTACTAACAGACAAGCCATATACTGGTACTACTTACAGACCCAACTCATGGCATATACCAGAACTTAAAGTAACTCGTGAAGCTTTAGGTTATATAAAAAAAGAAGATAGGCATTGAACCAATTCTTAACTGACAACTACGACAAAATAATCACAATGGCTAAGAGAATCTGTAAGGGTTCACATGAAGCAGAAGACGTAGCGCACCATGCTATAGAGGCTTTCCTAGTCCACAAAAGAGCACAAGAGATAGTAGACAATGGCGAAGGTATGAAGTTTATGAGTGGGATTATTTGGAGATCATTCCACAGCGCTACGTCACCATACCATAAGTTATACAGACAAAGTGGTAAGGTCTACTCCTTGTATGCCGATACAGCAGCACGCTTACACGAAGTAGCACACGAAGAATATGATATGGAACAAGACCTCACAGTAGAGTCTATCCAAGGTATCATAGAAGACATGTTATCAGATACTGTAGAGCAGTGGTTCAGAGCTACGCTGTTTAACATGTGGTTACAAGAATCCAACTACTCAGAGTTGGCTAGACTAACAGGTATACCACGAACCAGTATATCACAAGCAGTACAAGAGTGTAAGGCTTACATAAAAAAACGAATAGACAATGGAACTCATTATTAGTATATTAGGTGCAGCAGGCTTAGGACACTTAGCCGCAGACTTCTTCTCACAGTTTGAATGGATGCCAGACAAACCTATGAAATGTAATATGTGTATTACTTTCTGGTTAAATGTCGGTCCTTTTATATTCCTATATGGATACCGTGGTGTTTTGTATGCTGCACTAGCATCAATAGTATCAGAATTATATTTAAGACAATTATTATGACACAAGAACATTACCAATGGCTCGACGCCAATCGCCAAGTATTAGGTAACATCAGAATGACACCTGAGCAGCAGCATATGGTGTTTGACATCTACAATACTATTACAGGTGAAAACAAACCCATTACCTCGTGTGGACGCTGTGTAATGAACATTAAAAAAACACTCAAATTCTATTATGAAAAGCAAAGAAGTAAAAATTCAAGGCATAACCTATAAAGTAAGTGCTACTACAGACAGAGGTGTCGAAGATGGCATTCGCATGTTAAAGAAATCACTGAAACCTAAAAAAACCAAAACTAACAATGGAGAAGAAGAGAGCGGGCAATCCGAACCTTGTATAAAGGCGGTCCATCATTAAACCCTAATGGTAGACCTAAAGGTGCAAAGAATAAGACTACTGAGAATATTCGTAAAGCTTATCAGCAACTAACAGAAGACAATCTAGAGAACATGACCATTTGGTTGAGTCAGATAGCAGCTGAGGATCCAAAGCAAGCTATGGAGATGATGATCAAATTGTCTGAGTACGTGATACCTAAGTTGGCTCGTCAAGAGATAACAGGTAATGATGGTGCTGACCTATTCTCAAATGTCAAGTTTGAGTTTGGTCCAGATATTAATGACACTGAAGAACGAGACGAAGAATGATTTACACTGGATTTACGCCTCATCCTAAACAGCGTGACATGGTCAATGGTATCATAACCTCCGATGCCAAGTACCATGTTGCCTGTGTAGGTAGACAGTTCGGTAAATCTATGATGGCTATGAACCTCGTACTTTATTGGGCTATCAACAATGGCCCATGTAAAATCCTATGGGTGTCACCAGTTATACTCACAAACTAGTAAAGTACAGAAAGAACTGATGGCTGCGATAGGAGCTTCAGGTATTGTCAAGTCTTGTAACTACTCAGAAAACTATATCTCACTAAAGAATGGCTCAGAGATCTTATTCAGATCAGCAGAGAAGTATGATAACATACGTGGTCTAACTATGGATTATGGTGTACTCGATGAGGCAGCCTTTATGAAAGAGGATGCATGGCGCGAGGCTATCAAACCAGTATTTCTTGTTAGAGGTAAGAAGGTCCTATTTATATCAACACCTAAGGGTAAAACATGGTTCTATGAGCTGTATCAGTTAGCCAACTCGTTTGAGTATCCACAGTACCAGAGCTACACAGGCACATCTTATGATACACCTTATATAGATACGTCAGAAATAGAAGAAGCTAAGAAGACACTACCTAGAAATGTGTTTGATCAAGAGTATCTAGCCAAGTTTATAGATACTGGTGGTGAGGTGTTCTCAAACTTAGATCAGTGTACACAAGACCAGTGGCCTCGACCCGCCGGGCAAGATCTATTGTGGGATTGACCTTGCAAAACAAGAGGACTACACTGTGGCTACCTTTATGGACTCAGATGGCAAAGTAGTAGAGATCTATCGAGCCAACGCACAAGAGTGGTCTACTATGACACGCGACATCTTAGACCTAATTAGAAAACACAGAGCCACAGTTACTATAGAGGTTAATTCAATCGGTGATGTAATCTATGAGATGATAGCCAAAGAGTGGCAAGACACACATCCATTCCAAACCACATCTAAGTCTAAAACAGAAATTATAGAAGGTCTGATACTTGATGTTAACGAAGCCAACATTCAGATACCTTCTAAAGCCTTGTGGCCTTATCTGTATGATGAGCTTACAGTCTTTACATATGACTATAACCCTAAGACTAGATCTATTAAGTATGGACATCCTCAAGGCTTCCATGATGATACAGTTATTTCATTAGCACTAGCCAATTGGTCTCGTAAACAGATGAAGTCCTATGGCCAATATGCTGTCATGGGTAAAAGGTAATTCAATCTACATGGAATTTATATTTCTTACTATATGAGCATGACGATTAATATTAACGACAAGAAGTACGAGATACCAGAGAGGTTGACTCGCGAGCAGTATGCGAAAGCCATACAGTTTGACTGGCATGAGACTAAGTATTATCCAATGATAATGGCACAATTAACTGGTGCTCCTATTAACCTATTACTAAAGTCTAAGAAACAAGCAATGTATCTTGGTATGGCACTCTTAGTTAAATCTATGAATCAGCGTACTGAGTGTGAGATGTTAGACTTAGACAAGATTACCTTTGGTCAATTCGTAGACTTAGATGTTTACCTAACAAATGGTATCGAACAACACTTTAATGACATCGCCAACATCATTTGTCCTGAAGCTGAATGGGCTGACGAAATCATGTGGGCCATTGATCAATATGCCTCATTTAGAATGTACACACTGAGACAGTACTCTGTGCTTTTTGGACTGAATGAGAAGCTGACCATCGATGAACTCGAAGATGTAGATGACACAGACAGACAACACAACGCTAGATCGTGGTATAAAATTATAGTTGGTTTAGCCAATGGAGATCTGCTTAAAATAGATGAGGTTACTCAACAACCACTGAAGAAAACACTTAACTTTATGTCTTTACAAAAAGAACAACAGTTAGAAGAGAACCAACGTAAACTAAAAGAAAGAAGACAATATGACTTACAAAGAAATCGTTGATAAAATATCATTCATATGTGCAGAACATGACATTATCAGAGAATTTGGTTATGGTGCTATCTCTGATCTAAAGACTCTAAATACTGAAGCTAATGTTAATGTGCTTGATGAATCACCATACACAGAAACACAGACACTATACCCTTATGTGTTCTTAAACCCTACACAGTCTACCAGAACATCACAGATGATCTCTTACAGATTTAATATGATTGTTATGGATACAGTGTTACCAAATGGTTTAGAGCTGATAACAAACACAGATGGAGACGTGGATCAAAAGGATCCACCTTACGGACAAGTCTTACAAGTACAATCAGATTGTCAACAGTATGTGGATGATATTATTGCACGTCTAAGATTTGGCAATCCCGCAAGTGTTCGACCTGAAGCAAAATATGATCCATTAGTAGATGTACAGTTATCAGTAAACCTAACACCATTTAAAGAGAGGTTTGCAGACACTGTTGCAGGTATGACAGCCACTTTAGAGATTCAAGTAACTAAACCAATAAATGAGTGTATAGCACCATACTAAGATGACAGTAGAAGAATTTGAAAGAGCATTAGAAGGTTTCGGAGAAACTCTTGGTAATCTATCACCAGTCTTATTTGACTTAGGTGGTCAGATTGTTGATGAGATGAAACGTAATGTACCTATCGATAGTGGTAACCTTAAAGTCTAGTATCAAAGCAGTTATTGACGAGGACTCTTTATCGTTTGAGATGTTATACTATGGTTTATTCCAAAACTTTGGTGTTAAACCAGATTACAAACAAGGGCAAAACAACAAACCATTTACCTCAGAGTTTGGTGGTATTACAAATCCAACAGAAGTGCCATTTGGCATTGAACCTCAACCGCTCTCAGGAAAGTTCTATAAATATAAGACCAGACAGTTTGGTTTGCCAGCTCGTAAGTTCTTTGATGTAGACCAAATAGCTACACTCATTGCAAATGGCGTAGCAGATCAATTAACAACAGACATTTAATTATGGCAATATCAGTAATTCAAACACCATCAACACCATTCGATATGGCTTATGGTGCTAATCCAATCACACTAGGTAACATTAGTGGTAACGAAGACAAGTATGCACTCAGAATCTTCATAGTAGGTCAAGCTGACCCTATCGCAGATATTAGACAGACACCTAACAGAATAGGTCGTGCTGTCTTTGATATACAAAATGTATTACAGTCTTATGTAGGTCCACAGAACAACCAAGTGGATTCACAGTTCGAAGCAGGCATACCTCAGAATCAGCGTCTGTCGCTCGCAGGTCCAACCTTAATAGAATATCAGATTGCATACGCAGCTGAAACAGGAGGTGTTGTAGGTAGTTTTACAACATATCCAGAAGTCTTTACTGCTATTGCTGGTTCTAAACAATATTTCCAAGTACCATTTGATACTACACCATATCAACCATTGGCTTCAAATGATGATGCATCGCCACCATGTACAGTAGTAGACAGATATGCTAAACCCTTATCAGATAATAATTTTACAATAACGGATGCAGAACTAGCTGCGAGTGCCTTTGGTATCTACACTTCTCCCGGCGGGGTTGATGTGCATAATGTCTATAGAGATGACATGTGTACTAAGACATTCTATCAGAAAGTAGCTAGAAATGGCTTTAATCCACCTAACGCAGAAGTACAAGGCTTAGAGGCTTTCTATGTCTTACAGTACAGTGCAACTTCATCATCACCAATACAGACTAATGTTATATTTAATGCACTAGCTAACGGTGGTGGACCAAACGTTACAGACGGTCAAGGTACTCTAGTAGGTGGTCAATTCCAAACCATTACAGCAGCGACAGGACCTGCTAACCTAATGGTACCTCTAAATGCTGCTACTGCATACTACTACATTATACCAGCACTATATGGTTGTCCCTGAAGATCCACAGTCACAGATAGATGTAATGACTGAAGCGGCGTGGAGAGCACAAAAGTATATTGTCAACGAACCTAGCTGTCAAGATTATGATCATGTACAATTCGCATGGCAAAACTCTTATGGTTACAGAGACTACTTTACATTTACTAAAAAGGTAGAACACTCAACAAGAACTAAGAATAACAATTTCCTTAAAGGCGCTGCTGACTACAATGGATTAGATTATTCAGTAGACTTACAAGACAGAGGTTATACTACATACAGCCAAAAGATAGAGAATCAGTTTAAGGTAACTAGTGGTTATATGCAAGACCAAGAGGCTGAGTTACTAAAACATCTATTCCAAAGCGCAGAAGTAAAAGTTAGATTTAGCTCAGGACCTTATGCTAATCAATGGGTACCTGTTACTATTACTAACACTGCATACAACGAGAAGACATACAGAAAAGACAGACTGTTCCAATACACAGTCTCTTTCAGATTAGCATCAAACATTAAATCAATGAGAGGATAATATGGTACAATTAAAAGTATACCCATCAGTAGGTGCACCAGTTACAAGCTGTGTATTCTTAGACTTATATGAAACACAACCTATCAAACTGACTCTAAGTATTGAGGATATTACTAGTGCAGATGCTACATCAGTATTTAGTAGAACCTTTAAGGTACCTGCAACTAGAGATAACAATGAGTTCTTTGAGAATGCTTGGGAACTAGATGGGATAGACTTTGATATTACTATAAAGAAACCAGCAGAGATCTTAGTAGATGGCGCTGAGTTTAAGACAGGCCACGTACGCCTACAGAAGATCTATACAAATGCAGATCAAGATAAGATAGATTATGAATTACTCTTCTTAGGTGAGACGAGAGACTTTAGCTCTGCTATAGGTGAATTGACTATGTGTCAGTTACAGTTTACAGACTTCTCATGGGATGATCTACCAGTTAATTATACTAACGCTGCAGCTTTTACCGCAGGTATAGGTGCACAAGAAGTACAAGATAGTTGGGATGCATTTCCATCAGTATCAGGTGGTCAAACACCAACATCAGGTTATGCAGATGGTGACTTGTTATTCCCACTAATTGATCATGGTAATAACTATCAAGGTGATAGCCTTAACTCACCTACTGTCTCAATTGGTAGTAACGGTTCACAAGAGCAATCATTCATACACTCATCACATGCTTTACCACCTTCAAGGTTTAAACCTATGGTTAGAGCTAAGAGACTATGGGATCAAATCTTTCAGAATAGTGGTTATACATACGAATCTAACTTCTTAGACTCTGAGCAGTTCTTACACATGTATGTGAGTGCCTTTGGTAATGAAGAGAATATTAATATTGGTGTAGAACAAGATGTAGGTGCAGGTCCTTGGGGTACAGCATCATCACAGACCTTTGAATACTTTGAACAACCTAATGGTAATAACGATGTTCAATCTTATTTGTACTGTAGTAATCAAGTGGTTGCAGCACCTAACTATTATGTCAATGTTTCAGATGTTGGTCCTGGTAATGGTGGTTCTTACTTTATAGCTCCAGGTAATGCCTCATTAGGTGGTGCCTATTATGCTTTTGAATATGGCGCACAAGTAGATGCACAAATAGAAAACTCTGATTATGGATATACCGCAGTAGACTGTGCAGTACAACTCTGTGTTGTTGATGCAGTAGGTGGTAACATTCTACAAACCTTAGATACTGGTAACTTTGCATCAAATGGTAATTGGTCTTCTTCTAGTTATACTTCACAAAATGGTGGTTATCAAATACAAGCAGGTGATATTATTCAGATTTTTATTACAAATGCATATGCTTATGATATTAGTCAAGTAGATCAAGCTTATTGGCAATGTACCGCTGCACCAGGTAACTACTCACCAGCGAGAGACTTAGATTGTGAATACCAACAAATAGATTTTATTAAGGATGTTATTACTATGTTTAGATTAGTAATGCAACCTTCAGTTGATAGACCTAATCACTTTATTGTAGAACCATGGAAAGACTTCATAGGTTCAGGTGAAGTATATGATTGGTCACATAAACTAATTAGAGAAAAAGACTTTGTTAGTGAACCTCTATTTAATACACAATCGTCTATTATAGAATACACAAAACAAGAGGATGAAGACTACATAAATAAGTTCCACCAAGATAATAACAAACACGCTTATGGTTGGTTAAGGTTTGATTCACAAAATGAATTACTAAAAGGTAAGAGAGAAATAGAAGTGTTAGGTATTGCACCGACACCTATTGATCAGATAGTAGATACACAAGGTAGTTCAGCACATACTAACCCAGACTTTATCTTACCACAAATCTTTGAGGTAGATGATAACAAGAGATTACCTATAAAACCTAAAACTAGATTCTTATTCTATAATGGTATGGTAACTACTGGTGGTACTACATGGTATTTTAAAACTAGTGGTACTACACAGTTAGCAATGGTTACATATCCTCTAGTTTCACCTTATGAGTATTGGCCAATTCAAAATGTAGTAGGTCCACCTCCAGTTAACACACTTAATCTTAACTTTGCTAACGATACCAGATATTACATGGATCCAGAGCCAAGTGCAACATATAATCAATTACCTAATACTCTATTCGAGATATTTTGGGCTCGTTATATCTCTTCGCTCTATAATAAATTTAGTAGAAGAGTAACTGCATATTTTACACTTAACAATGTAGATCTACAAACACTAACATTTGATGACATTATCTTTATAGATGGTAAGTACTATAGACCTGAAAAGATTATCGATGCACAAATAGGTGAAAGAACTGCAGTTAAATGTGAATTGATTACAGTTAAAGATCAAAGAATTGTATGGAGCCCAGAACCTTTAAATTGTTTTAGTATAATTGCTCAAGATGGTCAATGTTTTGGTGATAGTGGTAGTTTACAAATTACAACAAACGGTACACCTCCATTCACTTGGGCAATTGGAGATCTAAGTGGAGGTCAACCACCGATTATGACAGGTACCTATAATGCACCAGTTGGTCAAGCAGACGACGAATGTAACTCACCTTACATATTTACAATAGAAAATGTACCATTAGGTATTGATACAGTAACAGTAGTAGATGACTTTGGTAGATCAGCAATAGCTTCATATGAAATCGAAGCATCAACTGCTACACCAATTACAACAACATGGACAGAAACAGATGCTACTAATTGTACATCTCCTAACTGTAATGGTTCTATTTCAGTTGCAACACCTACTGGTGGTACTGCACCATACACAATTACATGGGAAGCAAGCATCTCTGGGTTTAATCCTACAGGACTTTGTCCAGATGACTATAGATTTTATATTACAGATGCTAATGGCTGTCAGAGTGACATGTATGAAGCCAGTGTGAGCTGTTCAGTTACACAAAACTCTTTTGAATTAAGAGAACACTTAAATAACTGTAGTCAATTGAGTGCACAAACTTATATTGCAGGTTATAGTGGATCAACTCAAATTAGCCAAGGTGACACAGTTAATCTTAATGAAATTAGAGGTTGTTTCGTTGTAATGGGTTCAGTTCAACAGTCACCTAATTACACTATTAATCAAATCTATACCGATTGTGAAACATGTAATGGTGGTCCTACAGCTAACTCATGGTTAATTAGAAACTGTTCTGATCCTAATGACGAAAGGTATTTAAACTATGAGGATTACAACCTACAACCTGGTATGGTAGTTACAATACAAGAACCTGGAAATACAGCATGTTATGAAGTTATAGAGGCTTCAACAGAGGATATGGATTGGGACGCAGATAATATATTTACAGATTGTGAAACATGTGAAGGCACAGATCCTGGTTATCAATACTTTATGGGATTCTGTGATGGTGAAACATCACCTTACAACTTACACTCTAATATACAATTACAAATTGGTGATGTGGTAGAAGTCTTAAATGGTCCGTTTGCTGGGCGTTGTGTGAGAGTTCTTCTAGATAATCCTGGTGCTACTACCTTTGGTGACTTAGATACTTCAACTATATATGATGATTGTACATCATGTGAAGGTCTAGATCCACAAGTTTGTACTACTGTTAATATACCAGCTCTTGCAGGTGCAGAAATAAGCTACGAACAAAATGGTAGTACACGCATAGAATCACTCTTAAATGGTTCATACCAAAGATGTGGTACTAACTTCCAAGTAATTAGTGGTACTGCTACATTTGCTCCTGGTACTAGATTATGTACATCTAACTTTGACTGTGCAATTAGATTTAAAACTAGTTGTCACACACTTTATGGTGGTAATAATGGTAATACATTTGAATATCAAGATGTAGATGGTAACTGGGTAGTAAATCAATCAGTACCTCAATTCCAACAATTAGACGTATGTGCAGTTATTAACTCTGTGACTCAATTTGGTGGTGGTACTGATTGGATTAACAATAATACTAGATGTACATCTAATGATGATTGTAATGAACCAACACCAGGTGAGTGTGAAGGTTATGAAATCTCAAACGATGGTGGAGGTGTAGGTAACTACAATTATACTGAGTGTGGCACTGGTAATACTATTGAAGGTGCATTGAATCCAGGTGAATCTATCTTTGTATGTTCTACTACAATACCAAACATAAGTGGTGGTTTAACAGTAGGTATATCACCAGTACAATGTTAATTCAATAACAGTAAAAATTATATTTCTAAGTAGATGGCACAAGAAGAAGTTAAAATCACGTTTACCATAGATGGTATTGAGAAGGAAGTCAAATCTGTAGAAGAACTACAGAAAGAGATGTCTAAGCTTGGTAAAGAAACCAAGAAGGTAGCTCAAGAGAATACTATACTTGCAAAAGGTAAAGCAGCTTTCAATGATATGAAGGCTTCAATCAAAGGTGTAACTACTGGATTTAAAGGACTTAAAGGTGCTATTATGGCAACTGGATTAGGTGCTTTATTAATAGCTATTACTTCTTTAGTTGCATACTTTAAGAATTCAGAAGAAGGTTCACGTAAGTTAGCCATCGCAATGGAAGCCTTAGGTATTATTGCTGGTAAAGTTACAGATTTCTTTTCCTCATTAGGTGAGAAGATAGTTTATGCATTTACTAATCCTAAAGAGGCACTAATGTCTTTTGTTGATCTGTTAAAAGAGAATATCATTAACAGATTCGAAGGCTTACTCGAACTAGTACCTAAACTTGGTAAGGCTATCTCATTACTATTCCAAGGTAAATTTAAAGAAGCTGGTAAGACTGCAGCAGATGCTGTTGGTAAAGTAGTACTTGGTGTAGAAGATATTACAGATAAAGTTGCTGATGCTACAGAATCTGTTATAGAATTTGGTAAAACAGTAGTTAAAGAGGTTAAAGAAGCTGTAGATGTTGCTACTAAATTAGTAGATCAATTTAGAGCCATTAGAGATGCACAACAAAAACTAATTGTTGATAATGCTAATCTTAACAAAGAAATGGAAACTCAGCAAAAGATCGCTGAAGATACCAATAGAACATACGAAGAAAGAAAAGAAGCCTTAGAAAAACTAGGTGAAGCACAAGTTAAATTAGCAGAGAATCTTGCTAAACAAGCTAAACTAGAAGAACAGAATCTAAAGTTACAAATCTCACAAGAATCTAACTATGAGAAACGTGAAGAACTAGAGACTCAGTTAGCTGAAGCCACTGCTGCACGTATCGATGCTGAAACTGCATTAGAAACCAGAAGACTAGACGCACAGAAGATCACAGCTGAGCTAGAAATGCAAGAGATAGAGAGAAAGCAGACTATCAGAGACAAGCTCGCTGAAATGGCTCTAGAAGATATAGAGAATGAGTTTGAGAGAGCGCAAGCAGAACTAGAAGCAGCACAACAAAGAGATCTTGAAGAATTAGATAGACTAAAAGCTACAGAAGAAGAGAAACAAAAGGTTAAAGACTTCTATGCTAAAAAGACTAAGAAACTTAAGAAAGAAGAAGCTGATTTTGAGAAGTTAATGCAAAAAGAGGTTAGTGATGCTAATCTACAAGTTGCATCACAAGCTTTAGGTGCTATCAGTCAATTAGTTGGTGAGAACACTGCTGCTGGTAAAGCCGCTGCTGTTGCTGCTACAACGATAGATACATACTTAGGTGCACAAAAAGCATATACATCTCAGTTAATACCAGGTGATCCTTCATCACCAATACGTGCAGCTATTGCTGCAGGAGTTGCAGTTGCTGGTGGTATTGCTAATGTTGCAGCCATTTTAAAAACACCAACACCAGGTACATCTAGTGGAGGTGGTGGTTCAGCACCAACTAGACCTAGTATACCAGCATTTAATCCAGAAGAGGCATTAGGAGCTGCAGCCGCAGCAGATACTTCTGAAGAGAATATACAAACATTAGGAGAACAAACTGGTTCTACTGGTGGTGCTGTAATTAGAGCTTATGTTGTCTCAGATGAAATGACTAGTCAGCAAGAGGCTGATGCCAAAATAAATGATTTAGCAAGATTGTAATATGAAAAAAATAGTAGAATTATTAATAGATTGGGATAACCTAGAGTTTGATGACCTAGGTGTAGAAGTAATGTCAATTGTAGACTCTCCCGCAATAGGTATCGATTTCTTAGCATTTAGTGAAGAAGAAGATGAGAATCAAGAAGCTATGGAAGAGGCAATTATTGCTTTAGCTAAAGAATATGGAGAAACAGTTGACTATGAGACGACTGTATTTATTGATGGTACTCAAACCAACTTCGAAAACATTGGTGACTATGTCAAAGGCATTGGCGCATTAGATATACTTAGTAAACAAGATATAACAAAAGAACCAGAAATCAAATACAGATATACAGGCCCTATCTCAAGCAACTCTCGTAACTTCTGTAAAGCTATGGTTAGATTGAATAAATTGTATACTAGAGAAGAAATAAGAGACATGGATCGTTCCATCAACACTGGGTTTAGACATGACAGATCACCTTATAGTATTTTTGACTTTAAGGGCGGTGTTAACTGCAAACATTATTGGGAAGAAGTAGAAGTTTACAAAGAAGGTAGACAAACTGTAGTAATGTCTAAAGGTAGAGCAGATGGTAGAGCAGGTCAAATAGCAACAGCAAGTAATGATTATTGGAGGTATCCAGGTTCATTTGCATTCTCTGATGACGATCAAATGATCATCTCAGGTCCAGCAATGACACCAGATTCTTTGATACTAAGAAAAGATGAGCAGGGTAATCCATTTCATGTATTCTTTAGTAAAGACACAATAAAGAAGATCGCAGAGAAATTCTTTGAGTATAATAAGATGAATAATACTGATGTCAACCATGATGATAACATTACTACTGATAATACTCTTCTTGAGAGTTGGATCGTTGATGATCCTGAAATGGATAAAGCTAAAGCAATGGGATTCAACGTCCCACCAGGGACATGGATGGTCTCGTATAAAATCAATGATGAAGAAACTTGGAAACAAATTAAAGAAGGGAACCTAGCAGGTTTTTCTGTAGCAGGTCAATTCATCGAAAAAGCAACTAAACTCTAATGGAAGACATCAAAGACTCTGTAGCTAACGTAACCACAATAGCAGCCACTGGCGCTGTAATCATAGACTGGTCAATGGTCCTTACTATGGGACTTCTAGTAACTGGTATTATCCTCAATGTGGTTAGAATCATAGAAATACGTAAAAGGTCTAGAAAAGAGGACTAACGTCCTCTCTTAAAAAGTAGCCACCATGCGATGACTACTACTACTACTTCTCCTAGTCCTATCATTATGATTTTACTTCAAGTGATACAAAACTTACGTGATTGTAAAAATAATCACTAAGATCATTTTCCATTGCTATAGCAACAAAAGCTGTAGCACATGATGCACCGTTTTTACCATAAACTTGTTCAGCTTGTTTACCCATAGCTTGATAGAACAGTTTACAAATTTCATGTTTGCTAACATGACTATTAGCCTGCATAGTCATTTCAAAATATGGTTTTTGAACACTAGAGTTGTAGATGATTTCTTCTAGAAGGCTAT